AGATCCCGAAGGTCTGGGGGATAGCTGGGACAACCTTCCAGAGCTTGCGCCCGAGCTGATTGAAGGCGTCCTTCGACAAGGGCACAAAATGCTGATCGCTGGGCCGTCAAAAGCTGGGAAGTCATTCAGCTTGATCGAAATGTCAATCGCAATCGCAGAGGGCAAGAAATGGCTTGAATGGAACTGTACACAAGGCAAGGTTCTATACGTCAATCTTGAGTTAGACCGTGCGTCATGTCTCCACAGGTTCCACGACGTGTACGAAGCAATGGGGCTACAACCAAACAATTTACAAAATATTGATATTTGGAACTTGCGCGGAAAGACTGTACCGATGGATAAGCTCGCTCCGAAATTGATCCGCCGATCGCTCAAAAAGAACTATATAGCGGTTATCATTGACCCGATCTATAAAGTTCTGACAGGGGACGAAAACAGCGCGGATCAGATGGCACACTTTACGAATCAATTTGATAAAGTGGCGACAGAGCTCGGGTGCTCGGTTATCTATTGCCATCACCACTCAAAAGGTGCTCAAGGGGGCAAGAAATCAATGGACCGGGCCAGCGGTTCGGGCGTATTCGCTCGAGATCCAGACGCTCTTATTGACTTGGTAGAGTTGGACGTCACAGAGGAGCTATTTACTCAACGGATAAACCACACGGCTACAAGAATTTACAAAGAGGCGTTACAAACGTGCAACCTTGGATATTATCAAGAGGAAGTGAGCCTTGACGATCTCCAAAGTCCCGCGATTATGCGGACACACTTCGAACAAGCAATTCCAAACGTGCTCGATCGTAAGCCTTGGACAGATAAGATCGAACAAGCCCGTCGAGCGATCGAAATTTCGACAGCGTGGCGCGTGGAAGGCACTCTTCGGGAGTTTGCCAAGTTCAAGCCTATCAATATGTGGTTTTCTTATCCAGTACATTTTCTGGACGATTCGGGAGTTCTTGCTGATATTCAGCTCGGGGACGAAAAGCCTATGTGGCAAAAAGGCCAAGAGGGCAGAAAGTCAAAAGAGCAGAATCAGAAAGAGCGAAATGAAAAACTTGAGACAGCCTATTATGCACTTTTTGATGGATCATCTCCGGTTACAACAAACGAGCTCAAAGACTATTTAGGACTAAAATCCACGAAGTCAGTCGAGAATTATATCCGTGAACATGACGGATTCGATATCAAAAAAGGCATTGTTTTTCCTATAAAAGAAAAGGAAAAATAGGAAAAATACTAGAAGAATTCTAAAGAAAAATACAGTATTTTTCTTTTCCAGTTTTGGAAAAAGTCCAGTATTTTTCTTTTCTTTCCGAAATCGGAAAAATAGGAAAAAGTCTAGTATTTTTCCGGAAAAAAACAGGAATACCTTAGTTAAGGTAAAAGGGGACTTTTCCAAAGTGGAGTCAAAGAGAAAAGGAAAAGGGGCTCAAGCTCCGCCCCTTTATCCTTTATCTCATCTTTGACAAAAGCGCGAATGGAAAAGCTAAAATAAAAAACTAAAATGAAAAAGTATAAAAAAGAGGTGGTGAAAAATGATTGAGTTCTTTTTGCCGATGGAAAAAATTCCGACGACGACACACCAACAGAAAAAAGTAAACGTGAGAAATGGTAAGCCGATTTTTTACGAGCCCGAGGAGCTGAAAAATGCTCGAGCAAAATTTGAAAGTCTTCTATCGCGTCATGTACCACCAGATAAAATGAAAGGGCCGATCCGGCTCACGGTCAAATGGTGCTTCCCGATGATAAAGGGATCGCGCACAGGCCAGTACAAAACGACGAAGCCCGATACAGATAATTTACAGAAGTTATTCAAGGATTGCATGACCAAGCTCGATTTTTGGAACGACGACGCACAGGTCGCAAGCGAGATCGCTGAGAAATTTTGGAGTGAGGTCGTGGGGATCTATGTCAGAGTGGAGGAGTGGGACGATGAATTATATACATTTCTTTAGCGTCGAGCTCCCGGACTTTATGGCACGAAATAACCAAATCGCGCAAAGCCTCGGTTTTGGGTCTGAGCGGTATTGGTTTTTGACCGTGGACGCGATCGCTGAGATCTGCAAAAAATACCATGACGACGAATTAGTCGTAAAGCAATTCGGGCTCTTGTTTGAATGGCTCGAGAAACAGGCGGAAGGAGTGGCACAATGAAAGAGGAATCTTATTTCGAGGTTTTGAAAGAAATAGAACGTGATCGTGATAAGTGCAATAAGTACGAACGTTTTGATGTGCAATTATTGCTCGGGTCTATATGTGCGAAACTTGTCGAGCAAGTAGAAAAAGACGAGAAAGTAGAATCGATCAACTATACGATACCGATTAGAGATCAAGTGTACGATATAACGGTAAAACGGTTGAAAAAGAACGAAGGTGAGAGCGATGGAATATGTGAAATATGACTCGAAGCAGCGCGAGGCCTTGAAAAAGAACCTTAGGCGCTTGATGGACGAAAAAGGAGTCACAAAAACACAGCTATCAAGAAAGCTGGGCTGGTCCTATAATACAATCGATTATTGGTTACGTGGTGATCGCGTACCCGATCGGACAGGAATCGAGGCTATATGCGATTATTTCGGAGTCTCGTACGTGGAACTATTGGGATCTGAAATGAAAGTCCGCACGTTCGCGTATTATAAAAACGATACGCTGCTCGCGTTTGGCACGATGGAAGAGATCGCCGAACAAACTGGCCGAAAGATCGAGTCGTTGCGGAGCTTGCTTTGCAATTCAAAGCGATTCAACAAAACAACGAAAACATACATGATCGAGCTCGAAGACGATAGACGATACAAGCTAAAATTTAAACAGTCGTTTACAATCGACGAGCTGAATCTAAAAGGAATCGGGTGGCTGCTAGAAAGCCCACTCGTAGAAGTAGAAGAGGTGAAAGAATGAATGAACAAGAGTTGATAAAAAAGTACGAATACATGAACCACGATTGTTTTAGAAGGGTAGACGTTTCTGAGGTTTTAGCAGATTTACGACAACTAGACAAACCGAAGCAGATTAAATTAAAAGACGTTATTGTCCGAATGGAAGGGTTGAGCGAACATACACGGTCAGAATGGCTCAATGATATTTTATATAAATTTGGTGAAGAATTTGGTTCTAAAAAAATATCGTGATGGCTACGAGCAAGGTAAGCTAGAGGGAGAATGGGTCGGTCAGCAATTAAAAGACGCTGATAAAATTCGGCAAGAGTTAAATAAGCCAACAGTACCGCAGTTTGTTGCGGATTGGTACGAAGAGCATAAAGATGATTTTGAAATCGCTCTATTTCGATGCATAGATCATATACCAAGTGTATACGATGAAGGAGATCTAAACGAATTTGAAGAATGGATCATTGATGGTGAAACCAAGCCTTTTCAAACGTTAGTCAATATGCACCAATTCGGCTACGAGGTCGAGAAAGAGAAGCGGTATTTGGTTAAGGTCATAGGTATGAGTAAGTTTTATGAGTGTTTAAATTTTGACACAACGGAAAATAGATGGAAATTTTTCGATTGCGACAATACCAAGACATATCGCACACATCACACTCGCAAGGAACTAGAAGATGCCGACTTCGGCTGGGTGTTTGATTGTAAGGGAATTGAGATTGAGGAGGTGGAATAAATGGAAAAAATCAAAAAATACATTAAGGTTCATCGTGACGAAGTTCTTATGGGATTATTGTTAAGTTTAGGTTATTTGTTTGTTATTGGGCTTACTTATGCGATTTTAAGTTATAACTTGGAAGATAGTGTCATTTCTTCCTTATTCTTGCTGTCTGTTTTAGTATTGGAAACGTTGATATATTTAACAATGTTAAGTTATGTATTCACGAGGTGGTAAAAATGGACCTATTAACTGTTATATTCGGGCTCCTATCGCTTGCGTGGCTTGGTGGCCTCGCAGTGATCGGGATTGCTATGTGGAAAGAAGGACGAGAAAATGACGAATAATGATAAGCTGATACGTGCGAATTTTGCTTTTATCCTTTTTATCCTAATCGCTGTATGCGTCAATTTGGGCTCACGAGTCCGGGTGCTTGAGGGAAGCAACGGCGAGCTACAACAAACAATCGAAATGCAAAAGGACGAGCTCGAAAAAATCGAAGAAAAAAACACAATGCAAGACGTGATAATAAATAAATTGAATACTGATTATAACTCACGTATGGCACAGGAATTACAAGAGATCGCCGATATTAACGGCGTCGGGGGATAGTGTGAAAGTCTATATCGTAAGAAAGTATAACAAGCTGACGCGCTGGGATTGCAATCATTCGACTAAGTTCGAAGAATTTGAATTTAAGACAAAAGAAGAGGCTATGGCCTATCGTAATAGTCAGAAAGTCGGAGTCTTTGACGTTTACGAGAAAGAGAAGTAAATAGCTTGAAGCTAGAAAGGAGGGGGGCTTGAGAATTGAGACAAGATACGGATATCTAATCGACGCGCTTCGAAGATATCCATTCGATAAAGAGATCAAAGAACGAATCGAAGAAATCACTTTTCCTTATCAAAACTTCGACGAGAATTGGTTTATAAAGAGCAAGGCAGCAAGCAACACGCCAGAAGCTCTAAAAAATGTGATCCTAAAAGAAAATGATCCGGAATTAATTCGACTTTATCCGCTCGCAGAAGCGATCACAGAATACACAAGCGAGTGTGCTCCCTCAAATTGGGAGGCGATTAAGGCGCTATACGTGACACGATCAAAAAACGTCGAAGGGGTGGCACTCGAGCTCTTTATGTCAAAGAATTCAGTCTATCGGCATATCATAAAACCGTTTTTTGAAGGGCTGGAAAAGAAATATACAAGTATTTTTTTAAAAAGTCGCTGAAAGTTGGGAAAAGTGCACGAAAAAAGGTGATAAAATTGTATTATCGGAAGATCAAAAGAAATGACGATCTTCTTGCGGACGACAGGACAAAAGCCAACAGTTACATCAGCACGTTTTACTTTTCATAAAAAACTTTCCCAGTTTGTGGGGTCTCCTTATATTTTTTAAAAATTATTTCGTTTCGGCGGTTCGATTCCGCCCGTCCGCTTTTGGTAAGGTTCTTTTAGTTCTTCCCCTTGCCAGATATTTCTATACTCTATACTTTTCTTTTCAGTCTTACTCCTATTCCTTTCTGAGTGAGACTGTTTTTTGTAAAAGAAAAAAGAACGACGAGAAATTCTCGATCTAACAAAATTAAACAGTAAAGGAGGGGAGGCGATGGCCGGGATTGACAACTTAATACCAAACGAGCAGCGAACGCCCGAAGAACGCCGACGCAATGCCCGAAAAGCCGGTATCGCCTCCGGTAAGGCTCGAAGGGAAAAAGCGGACCTAAAAAAGAAAGTCAATGACATTTTGGCGATGGACGTTTTCAGCCCACAGCTCAAAGAAGCGCTCGAGGAAAAGGGATTAAACGCGACGAACCAGACGGCGATCGCGACGGTCCTTTTGCAAAAGGCCCTTAAAGGCGATATGCGAGCTATTGAACTCTTAGCCAAGATGAACGGCAACGAAGGCACGAAAGACAATCTCGATAAGAAAGAGCAGAAAGAACGAATGAAGGCCCAGCAACTCGAAAACAAGAAACGCGAGCAGCAGCTGGAAGGCAATGTCGTTTCAGAAGATATCATGTCCGACTACTTCGACAAGTTGGAAGGAGTGATAAAAGATGGCTCTTAGTGATCTATACAGCCAAAAACAGATTGATATCTTACGTCGCTCTATCGCTCGGGACTGGTACATGATGATAAACCACGGCGCAGTACGGGCCGGGAAAACTAAGCTCGACAACGATCTTTTTTTAATGGAGCTAAAGCGGGTCAAGAAAAATGCTGCAAAAGTCGGGGTTCAAAACCCGATGTACATTCTGGGGGCTGTATCGTCTGGGACCTTACAAACAAATATCTTGCGTGAGATCACAGACGCTTACGGCCACGAATTCCAGTTTGACCGACACGGCAACTTTACCTTATTCGGCGTGTACGTCGTTACGACGTTTACGGGGTCCATAGCGGGCCTAAAAGCTATCCGGGGTATGACGGCCTTCGGGGCATACGTAAACGAGGCCACGCTCGCAAATAAAGAGGTTTTCGACGAAATTCTAA